TAGTGCGTCCGCCATCAATTGAACGAAGCATTTTAGCTTTAAGTATTTGATATACTGAGGCGACGGTAGCCGAGTTATATTTAGGTAGCACACCTGCTACAACAAAAGTGTCTAACGTTTTTATAATCCTACGCTTGATGTGTTGATCGTCTTGTAAGTACCAAATCCCTTGGTCATCGTCATAAGTAAAAAATTCATCTAAAGTTGAGTCAAACAAAAACTGGTCACCATAGTTATTAACAATGACATCAGCAATATCGTTTTCTGAGAATTGCCTATTATTTTGTTGAAGATTAATTAGCTGAGAGGGAGTTGCAGGTGTGGTAATCATTGAATTTGAATTTAGTGTGAGTGTTGGTTTGGGTGTTGATGTGGATGTTGTTTGTAAAGAGTCTTCTGAAAAAATGTCAAAAGCCAATATTGAATTAGCTGGTTTTGATTTTTTACTCTTGATGTCTGATTTGATTTGATCAGGACAAAAAACCTCAAAAATGTTTGTGTAGTGAGACTTTAATTTTTTCCAAGGGGCAAGGTCTCCATTCTCTACCGCTAAAGAAATAGCTGGTTTTAAAGATGGAACATCAGTTATGCTGTTTAAGATCCGATTAAATTTGCCATCAAGCTCTGGTGCGTAGTCATACAGAGCATAGAACGCACGGTGTGCTATGTCAAGAGGTTTTTCTCGTGTTGGGATTTTTGATTCTCGTAGCCAATTGCACCAGCCTATAATTTCTTTAAAAACCACAGCCATCGCAAACGACCTATCCTCAACTTGATTCCCCTCAAGAATTTCTTTAACTGAATTGCTTACAAGTTTGCTTATTTCTACGCCCTCATTAGCGTATTCAACATTAAATCCCTCCAAAGGGTCTGATTCTGCTGATTCTTCCTTAGGAAGTTTACTGTATGCAATAAATGCCTCGTCAATTTTTGTAGAGGGTATAAACTTATCTGTTACACAGATTAGATCTTCTTTATTTTTCGAACCGTAAAAAAGGTTTACAGTTAATGTTGCTCTGCGATCTGATCCTGGAATCTGTTGTGATATTTGCCTCGTAAACCATTGAAAAAAATCTGGATCCAATATTGGTTTTTCTAAACCAAAAATTAATCTAAACCTAGGCCAATCCACTGTGGAACTAGGTGAATAATAAGCGCATGATAGATATTTTTTACATAAGGTTAAGTCAAGTGCTTCGGCGGGTGTCAATTCTTGTTTTTGTATTTTATCACCTTCATTTGTTTTTCCATCTGACTGATTATCAATATCAATAATAATTAATCCCGCTTGTATACATCCTGTCTTATCTTTAACACGTTTACCATCTATTAAATGCCACGCACAAAGACCTTCGCCATTTTTTAGCTTTTCAGAAATAAAATGTATATCTTCATTAACCGGGATCCAATTTTCGTTAAACGATTTAAAATTACCGCCTGCACTAATTTTTCCTGTTTTTGGATTTAAATATTTTTTGACTTGAGAATTTAACGAACAAATAAATTGCATGGGCCAGCTCCGTCTTACTATTTTGACACAATCTCCTGTCTTAAACCACGATTACAGTTGGAAGCTCAGATTAAACTTTTGAATAAAATTTTTTTAAAATAGCCATCCATTGTTTTTTATCTATTTCTAACTCATTTGCTCCAAATGTAAAAATCTGAACTGAGTATTCTGGGACTGATGTAGATACAATTATCTTTGTTTTATCTATATGAATTCCTAGACAATGTTCTGCAGCAATCGAGTATGCCGCTAATTGTAATTTTGTTTTCTTTAGTTTAAATACACCACTGACCAAAGCTTTACGAGTTTTTTCGTCTAAATCAGAGTTGGCTTTTGGGAATTTATAACTATAAGGACCTGTTGAAGTCTTTAAGTCTGCAAGTACACACTCTCCATTTTGATCTTTATAAATTATATCTGGACACCCAGCGTATCCCTGACCTGTAGTATTGTTATAGTAATGAATCCTACCTACACCATCATCACCGATATATTTTGACCATTGTGGTTGGTTGTACGGTTTTTCCGACCAAAGAACTTTACTATTTTCTAAAAGCTCATCTAACTTTTCTGGTAAGTCTTTCCAAAAAGGAATTAATTCTTGAGGAGGTTTAACAGTTAAACCTCTAATATGGTTTTCAACTGCACCGTGTATCCAAGAACCTCTGGCTGTCGCTGTATCTGACATACCAGGGTTAAGCACATTCCAATGGGCTAGCTTTCGCTGCGTATCTTCTGATTGTGTAGCAGATAAAACACTTGTTACTGAAGGTAATGGTCGGTGTACTCCATCACAAACGTAATGACGTAAACCATCAATTGTTAGACGAGTTTGGGACACAATCTTGTGTCGAATTATTTTTACTCTAGCTTATTTTTATCAGAAAGCATTAACAGGACATCTATTAGTGTTGAACTCTTGTGAGTTATCGTCATCATCGTCATCCTCTTCGTCTTGTGATTCATCTATATCTGAATCATTATCAATAAAAAATTCTGACTTTTGATACTCAAATTCTTTACAACGACTGTTAAGGTCTTCCGCTAGACATATTCCAGCCATAAAACTATCTACAACTATTTCACCGCACTCGTCTGCGGTTCTAGCGCTACCGTCCGGACCAACACACTCTTGAAGTAGTTGGTTTGATACGGTTAAGGCGCAAAGCTTGTCTATTTTTTCGTTTAGCTTTATCAGATTTTCTATAACAGATTTCTGAAAGAGCTCAAATTTTACAATACGGGATGTCATGTTGGGAGTTCCGGAAGGGATCCGATGTTTTCCCAATTTACTGCGTAACTGATCATTGTGCCATCCATCCACTCGTCTGGTTTTTGAAAAACAAACCAACAAGCTGTAACAGAGTCTTTAGCGGATCCTACTGCTCGGAATTTTGGCCGTGGTGATAAAACTACCATGTTTGATAATTTATTTTTTAAAAGAAATGTTCTACGCTTAAATACAGGTTCTAAGAAAGATAACCTATCTAAAATGGCAATTCCGTTTATTGCTATTGAAATGCCATATTCCATAATGTATTCGCTATGATCTTTTAAACCCATGGTTGAGCACACAACCCAGTCATATTTTTTTTCTCGCATAGATACCCACCAGATTGGATCGAGTAAGTTGTTTAAATCTTCATTTGTTGTAACTGTATTTTTATGTTTTTGAAGTTGTGTGCTTAAAACATGATTAGGATCATAAGGTACCAAGATATTTCCGGTGATAAAAGTGTGTTGAATTAAAGTATGTGTTACGGCCTCTGGAACATTATAAAACTCAGTCATGAGGATCGTGTGGGGATCTATAGTTTAATGGAAGGAACGTTGCCTGTCTAGCGAAGAATGATTATGATCGACATATTCCAGGTTTACCAAATGTTAAATCTTGAGTGGCTTGACACAGAACAGAATTTTTTACATCAACGTGTTCTCATGGACGCTAAAAAATTAAATAAAGAGCAACTCTTAGAGATTTTTGTAGCTACACATAAACAGCAACTGATACATAAACGTCTATTTTCTTCTTTAATTTCTTGGTGCGCTCGGTCCGGAGTAATTCTTCCTCCTTTAACTGAGCTTTTATCCCCACGACAAATAAAACACCCTTTATTAAAAGACAAGCCTAAATGTGCCTCCAATTTATCCGATGAATGATTCTATGTATCTGGGAAAGACTCATCCCATATAAAATACTTAATTCTTTTTGAGTTTTACCTTTTCTATACAAAAACCTAAGTTGTCTAACATTTGTTTCTGTTAAAATTGCTCCTGGATTGTTCGTTCCTTGTTTACTTTTGTAATTAGTTTTAAAAGGATTTATAAGTTTGTGTCCATCTTTAACTAACAAAATCTCTTCTGTTGTAAATTTTAAATTACATATAGGACATACTCGTCGACGAGTTTTTCCGTTTTTCTTTTGTCGGACGCTTAAAACCGACGTGGTGATGCTAATGCAATTTGGATTTGGGCAAAACATTTTAGAAACTTAAAAAATTTAAAACAAAAAGCGCCGGTATTACCGACGCTTAATTAGCTTGAATTGCAATTCTACATTAAAAATCTACTCCTAAAACTTTAGCTTGTTCTTCAGTTAACTCCACGGATTTTTTTCTTTTCGGTTGCGGAGGATCAGGTTTGACTACGATTACATCTTCTGAAGCTGGAGCTCCTACTGGATTAAACATACGGGTAGGATCATCCGATAGCTGCGGTCGGGCAGCCGCAAATTGTGCTTTAATTTCCGAGTGATCAGAACCTAAGGGAAGCTCAACTAAATCTGAACCAGGGATGTGAGATTTTAAACAATGAACGACTGAGTCAGTGCCAGTTGAGTCAAGCCACAAAATAATGTCCGCAATCAATTTTTTCTCCCTTTCATTTTGAGCAGGGCGATCCTTAAATTCTAAGGCGTTAAAATTAATTTTTGCACCATCTGCCCCTGTTAATGGGTCTCGTTCGTTGAAAGAACGAGTAACAAACTTGCTAGATGTAATTACGGATGCGCAATTTATTCTGTTGTTGTAAAGGGTTTGAAAATATGAGATAAAATTCTTTTGACTAGACTTACCCGAAATCATCGCAGTAGTTACACAACGAGGAGGTAGTAAACGATGTTCTGGAGAAACCCCTATGAAAGCAATACGCATAAACTCTTCTTGGTTTCGCATCCCTAGATTTCCAAAATAAGGCGTAAAACCTAAGAGGATAAATTCAATCGGAATTCCATTGTCATTTGCATCGATAATCGCGGATTCGGAGTCTATATCCGACTTCCATCGTCTAGCTTGCAAGTCGATGCGCAACGTGTGAGGAGGAACATTTGCAAGAATTTCGTCTTCAGAAAATTTACCAGCAATGAAAACCATAATTAAGTACCAGAATTAGAGGGAAAAATCAATTGAACCAATAGCCGCCGAAGCAACTTTTCCTTTTTCAGGATCAACTGCTTTTTTTGGGGCGGACTTTGATGACTTAGGTAGATACAAAATCTTGTCCAAAGTGTAATTTAAATAGTTTTTATCATCTTTCTCGCTCGTAGAAACTTTACCTACTGCAATAGTAGGGGTTCCTGGAGCTAATTCTGACAGTTGCTTTGAAAGCTCTGCCCATGCGGTCAGTTTAAACCAACAAGTTTCAGAATTTTCAGCCTGCCAAGCTAATGACCGGTTTGTAACGGTCGTGTCTGACAGTTCAACTTCGTCCGCTTTGGGACCTAGACCGCCTGCGGCTATAAAAAGGTTTATAGCAAGTAAGTCGTCAAAATTTTCTTTTGAGACAATCAGCATAGGTTGCATTTGTAGCACCCCATCTACCGTGGCCCTAGTAGGACCTATCGCCAACACAGAGTCATTTTTTTTAAGTTGCAGAAGAAGTTTACCTACGTAATGGTTTTTGTCTTGTATTAACTGGACCTTTGTGACTACTTTTTTTTCGTTAGATGGGAGAGCTTCAGTCAACACGTTAATAATACCATCGTTATCTTGTGAGGGATCTACGATTTTAAGACCCAGAAGAAAGATGTTCATGCTTTAATTTCCGGTAAATAGTCGAGCGGTGTACTTTTAATGCCTTAGCTGCTTGGTTTATACCAGAGCCTTGACTAATAAATGCTAACAACATATTGGTATCAGCGCTAGACAATTTTGAGTTTTTTCCAGTTTTGTATGAGAAATGATATGGATTTATACAAGATTTACAATTACAGCTTGGACGAGCTATGACTCCTTCGCGTGGCACATCTAAATATTTTAAAATTAAATTTCTAACATAAAACCGGTTTTTAAATATGTATAAACAAGGAACGTTATTACTAAAATTTCCATCCCAAGGATCACATAATTTATAATTAAATAAATTTAAAGCTAATTTTTTAAATAAATTTGACAGTTTTGTTTCCGCGCAATCACCATATTTTAGTTCGTAAGAATTTGCGTTTAATGACCGACAAATATCTTCTGCTTGAGCAACAGCGTGGTTATTATTATTAGCACATACGTGTAGTTTTAAAATGTTGTTTTTCTTTAATATTTTTATTTCGTAATCTTTTTTTAAAGTCAATGCAAAACCTCAATAAAATTGGTCATAGCTTATAAAACGTCCTTCATCGAGATCATAATAACCCTCTCTGTTTTGTCCATCATCATTCACTTGTTTTGTCTCTGGCGCACTGTTTGCAGCTTGCCAATATTGCTCAACAACACTAGGCTGTGATGCAGCAGCAGAATTATCTGGCTGTGATGGAGCAGAAGAATTTATTGACTGAGATGGTTGATCTGCAGCTTGAGTGGTTTGTGTAGGAGCATAGAAAGCAGTGCCTTCGTAAGTGTATCCTAAGCTTCCTAATGTTTGCTGTTCTTTAGGGTCAGTTGACAGTATGTGAGCTCCCGTATAGGGATTGTAAAAACGTTCTACTGCTTCAGTACCTTCTCTTTTTCCACTGTAGGCTTCACCAACAACACCTTCTGCTCTATAACCACCTCTTGTAGCCGCATCAGCTTCTTCTTTATTTATGGTATATAAGTGATCGCCAGTTTGAGGGTTAAATAATCTATATACATCTGCGGCGTCTTTAGCTAAATTTTCGTCCGCGTAAAGTTTAAAAGAAGGTCCTTCCAAAACATAATTTTTTAAATTTTCGGCACTAGGATTAGAAGTAAGTAAATGTTGGTTTATTTCTTTGTTGTAAAAACGACTCATTGTTATTTTCTGTGGTTGCATTACAGGCATATTTGGTTTTGGTGTAGTATCTGTAGCTGGCGGTTTATCATCTTTTTTAGGTTCTTCAGGAGGTTCTGGTGGCGCAAAAGGAGTTTTATCTATAGGTTTAGTAGGCTCAACAAGAGGCTTTTCAGGCTTTGAATCATCATCTCCGCCCCCACCATCGTCTGAACTTTCAATGTCAACTTTGGAGGATGCCGGATAATTTATATTAGGAGAGGAACCAGGAGGTGGAGAAAAAGTGGGTGTTGAAGGTGTTGAAGGTGTTGAAGGTGCTGAAGGTGTTGAAGGTGCTGAAGG